TTGTACATATATTTTGTTTTTAAGATTGACACCCCCCTCCCCATAGGTATAAAAAAAATTATTTACTAGCATCATCCCTCTTACGTTGTTTAATTCTATTATTAACTTCTCTGGCCGTTTTTTTAGCATGACATTGGGTGCAAAGGGTTTGTAAATTTTTCCACTCATAAAACAATCCTCCCTCACTTACTGGCTTAATGTGGTCCACTACTTTCCCCTCCTTTATTGTATTGTTTCTCTTACACATAACACACAATGGATTGTACTTATAATACATATTACGCAGTCCTCTCCATCTCCTGCTGTTGTATAACTTAGCATGCTCTGGCTTAGAATAAGATTTGTTATTCTTAGTCTTGAACTTCCTTGTATGTTTATAATCTGTTTTGTATGGTATGCTAGGCATTACTTATAACTCTCTGGATTAATACTATTATATAACTCTACTACCATTATCTCAAATGCTTTGGCATTATTTATCTTAACTCCTAATTGTTTAGTTAGATTAGATTTTAATTCTTTAAATAGTTGATGTGTTGATGTTCTACACGATATGGATAACTTCATTGCATATTCCGTATCATACACATTATATCCAGCTAATCTAAATAAGTCCTTATCTTTTATCTCTTTACTCATATATATATATTAAAAAGTAAAGGCCTACACACTACCATGAAAATGCGTAAGCCCTTACAAAACACAAACAATTTGAAAACTCCCTATAAAAGGGATTCACAAATATAACATTTAATTTATGATTTAACATTATCTATCTCCTTAATTAATTTTAAAAATATCTTTTTAAGCATTTTCTTTTCTGACTTAGTAAGTCCACTAAATAAATCTATCTCTCTATCTATCTTATTATTATATATGATAGCACGTTCTCCTATTGATGTAACATACTTATAATACTTATTATTCTCAAAATCTTTAATACTCATTTTCTAATTTTTTAATTATATTCTTTAAATGTATTATTCTAAATTTTTTATTTACATCTACACTATTCTCTGCTGCTATATGGTGCTCTCTACATAGTGCTATTAAATTAGGTATCTCATTTAGATTACAACACTTACTATGACCTCTAGGAGTTAAATGATGGATGTCTACAGCGTCTCTTATTAATCCAGTTAAATTAGTATTAAAATACTCTCTACAAACCTCACACTCTATCTTATCTCCTACATCATAACCAAAAAAGGTACAATATACTTTTTTATATTTAATCATTTTCGTATGGATATATGTTATTATAAAAGATAGGACATAAATTCTTAATCTTTTCTTTTATTTGTTTTATTCTATTACTCTTATTATCTCTCTCATCATATTTACTATTAGTACCTAGATTAGCATAGACTCTAGCCATTAAAAATAATTGTCTATCTATCTGCTTTCTAATAGTCTTATTACTTTTATATTTACTTAGTAGCTTACTCATGTTTTTTACTTATTGATATTATTTCTTTACCATGTTTAAATACAGCCGGTTTTATAACTTCTCCTCCCTCTCCTACTGATGTAGTATTATTCTCTATTTGATGATAAGCCAATTTATATTTTTCTTTTAATTGTTTCAAATTATTTTCAGCTTCTACTATCTCCTCTATATGTTTAAAATCCCATCTACCTGCTGATTTCTTTAGGGATATATTATGCCCATTAATTTCTGCTTTTCCATTATAATTAGATAGTTCCTCTATAGCCAAATCCTCTATTTTCTTTTTATATTCTTTAGACTTGTTCTCTATATCCTTTAAAATCATAAAAGCTTTTAGAGGCTCTATTTCTCCATTTAATACAAGCTCTGCAATATCCTTAACATAATTGGTCACTTGATTATCATTATTTACATATAATTTTGTCATACACTTTGTTTTTTTCGCCATTTCATTTGGCCGTCAAAATTCCTTATTTTTTCATATCCTAGACTTATTAAATGATTGTGATATTTTTTGGTCATCTCATCATCCTGCTCTATCCTCTTAGCATAATGAATATCATAATAATTAGGAAAACTTATATTATTATAATAATCAACACCATCACTTTTCTTATTATTATTCTTATTATTATTATTATTATTATTCTTATTATTACCACCATACTCTGTATACACACTGCCAGCACCCTGTATACACTTTATTAAATCTTTGTTTTTAACGGACTTTAGGTCCTTTTCTATACATTTCCTTATTGATGGAGATTTGGAGTCATTAAACTTGAGAAAATTGATTAATAGGACCTCATTTGTTTCTTTGCTATATACAATCCTTTTTAAATCCTCAAATAACTCTAATAAATTTTTTACTGAATCAACATTATATCCAGTATGATAGGACATCTGTTTTATACTAATCTCATATATTCCGCATTGAGTTACATTGGGATTTGTAAGTAGATAGATATAAAAGTATTTTTGTTCTGGAGTTAAATCTAGTATTAAACTATCATTCCAAAATGTCGTATGTAATTGTCTGTATTTTGCCATAGTATTTGTGTTTTAAATTATTAGTCTGCAAATGGTATATTATCCATTGTATGATTACTGTCCTCCATTAAAGATTTTACCATTAATGTATTATAATATCTCCCATTGTATTCTCTAGCCTTGATATAAAAATGTACAGTTACTAATTTATCAATTTCTATTTTATCCTCATGCAAAGCTATTGCTTCTGCTCCAAATATCTCAAATTGATAATCATGCTCAAATCCTGTATCTTTTTCCTCAATAATGAATGTCATTTTTTTAAATTGACCTTTTGCTGTTTCTATATCCTCAGTATTATGGTCCTTTATTTTTCCCCTTAATTTATACATAGTGTTTTTTATTAATTTTTAATTTTTCTAATTCATATTTTAAACTACAATTCTCATTTAAAATCTGCTCGTATCTTTTCTCATTATCGTAGTCGTATTTTGTTTTGACAATACAATACTGCAAATCTAATTCGCTATCTTTCCATTTAGTGTATTGTGTCTCTATATTTTGATAGATTTGAGTATAGTGATTTATCACATTATACTCCTTTTTATGATGGTCCAATAATTCCAATATATAATCATCTGTTTTATTAAATTTATCAGCGACCTCAAAAATAGTGTAATTTAATATATTTAGAGCAAGATGATAGACCATAGCTCTAGCATCTATTATCCTTTTATTATCGTAGTTTCTCCAAAACTCAATATGCTTGATTCTATTATAATAGGATGCTAATTTTACTAATCTATCTATTTTACTCATTTTTTAAAATCTTCTGCCTCATCCTCTCCATAGACACCTAATTGAGCTAGGCCTGCTAGCTTTAAAACAACACGTGATAAAGCTCTCTTTTCGCAGAGAGAAATTGGATAAGGATTTTTGTTATTATACGGAGAAACCTCCCCAAATGACTGACATCCCATTATAGGACGTGGCTGTCCTTTATCATCAGTTCCCATTATAACACCAGTCCCCAGTATTATACAGCTCTTTAAATCTTCTGATACTTTTTGTATCTCAAATTTTACTTCTATTTTTAATAAATGTTGTATTCGCTCTATCCCACTCCTAGTGATTATAGGTTTATCTTTGCCTCCAAATTTTAGTATAAAAATATCGTCCTCCTCCAGTTTGTATTTTTTATATATTTCTTTTAATTTTTCTCTATTCATAATCTTGCATTAATTTCCATTGTATTAGATTCTCTATGTGTTCCCATTTTTGTTCATAATGAAAAAACAAAATTGTATAAACGAAATCACACTCATATAAATAGCATTCATTTCTTTTAAACATTTTTTTAACTCCATCAATGCCATATCTAACATACATGGTTATTATTTCCGTTTCTTCAACTATCTTTTTTTCAAAGTTTTTAGCCTTCCTCCTTTTTAGTTCTAATAGTATTTTTATTGCATTTTGTCTATTAGCTCTATCATCCTCGTAAGAGATTCCTTTCTCATCCAATAAATTAAATAATTGATTATAAAATACGTCCTCATCCATTACACAAAAATAATGGATATTTTTTTTATTTTACTATCTACTATTTAATATGATATCTCCCAGCTCTGGAGTTGTTAATGTATATAAATACATTTTAAAATCTCCTTTAAATTCTTTGTATACTATAGTAGGTACATCTTTTGCTTCTGTTCTATCTAAGATGTGTTTTACTAAGACCTTTTTAAAATTTCTCATAATAATTGTTTTGTTTGGGACAAAGATGAGAATTGATTTAATACGATAGACAATAACTCTCCAAAGTTATTAACCTCTCTGTGTTAATTAATTAACAATACCATTCCAGCGACCGCCCTTTTTTAAGACCATTGGCAATAGTTTTGGTTGCCCATTTATAATGATTCCACAACCCAAAATTACTCTAGCACTATTTATCTTATTGTATGCAAATGCTAGACTATCATCATTAATTAAGCAGCCTACCATCATGGACCAATGTAGAGACATGGGATTGGATGTATAAGTGATATTAAATTCCGTATGATAATGACCTTGAATCACACTCATCCCCATTTCCTTTGCCAATGTTAATCCATTTTTTTTCATACCATGAGTCATAAATAAACATTGACCATTGTTCATTTTATGTTTATAATCTGGGTACCATTTCCAGCCATCTCCAACTCCTAAAACTTCATTATAATCTCTCAGCATATAATTTGGAATGCCGTGTTTTTTTCCTCTCCTATATAACATGCTTCCATGATTGGAATGGACTAGAGTCATTTTTGGAAATAACGTCTCTAATTTCTTAAATACTTTACGGGCTTTTAATGTCTCATCGTGTTGAGTAGGTAGTGAGGTCTCAGAGTCGTGCATTGAGATTCCGTGAAAATCTGCCTCATCTCCAACATTGAAAATATGATGATTTGGATTGTTGTTTTTAATCTTATATTTTTTCTTAATTGCTTTTAAGAATTTTAGAGCATCCTCATGATGATAGGGTATATGTAAATCGGATATAATTAATATAATTTCCTCTTTCATTTATCTTTTTTATTTGAACTTCCTCCGAAAAAAAAATCCACAATCGTGTTGACCTTAGCGGACATGGCTCCAAAGATTGTAGATATAAAACTGATTTCAAACTCTCCTAAATTAATTTCTCCTAATACAAAATGATTAAACATTATGTATGATAGTACAAAATAAGCAACTGTAAACGTAGTGGCTAAAACCTTTTGTATCATGTTATCATCTTGATACATAGTCCTAGCAGATTTGCGGTCCTCTACTTCTAGTCCAAACATTTCTTTTTCATGATTTTTAAATAGTTCCTCTAGTTTTCTTTTGGCCTCCATAGCCTCCTCCTTAGTAGTGACCACCTCATCTAAAATCTCAGAGGCATTTCCTACTAAATTTTTTATTATATTTTTTATCATAATGATTTGTAATTATGGTACTCTCTATACTTTGTTTTATTATCATCATCCTTGTATGCTTCTAGTACCTGTTTTCTATTATTATCTAATTTATATGCAATATGAATCCACTTTCCACCAAACTCCCATATCATTTGGTCAAATTCTAAATCCAATTCCAATACAGCCTCAAAGATTAATTTATTATCCATTTTCCCATCTCTAATTATAACTATGTCCGCAGCATTTCCTGTTTTGTGAGCGGAATTTCTAGCGCCACCAATTGCACGATTTAGAGCAGGAGACCTATAGCCGGATGTAATTCTAATAGGACCCAATTTGTCCCTTACTTTTTGTAGTATGTTTTCTGTTAATAGTTTTAGATTATTTATAATATCTGGATTGGGACTATTATTTATATTTTTTCTCAATGCCGTTTGCGAGAAACACATCTCATTGAGTGTAAAATTTTTACTGAGTCTCATAGTTAATTGAATTTAGTGAGTAACATACTATCCACATCCAACTGCAGGTCTTTGTAGTTTACGTCAAAAGTAAATAATATATTTGCCTTATATCTTTTTATTTCGTTTCCATTACTATATATAATTATAGTAGGTAATTTAATGTCATACTTATCCATATAACTAGGATTGTCACAAAGACTAATGTTATAAGTATTGCAATTCTTTAATTTATCTAATCCCTTTAAATGGTTTTTATGATTCCAATTACTATTAAATTCTACTATAGCTAACTCATTTTTTGTAAATGATTGAGCGGATAATTTACTCCCTAATAAAAAAACTAATACTATTAGTAGTAAATATACCAATGGGCTTATTTCTTTTTTATTTTGATATTTCATTAAATAATAATTTATCTAGTTTATCACTATTATCCTGTACCTGCTTCTGGATATTGTATATAGCGTCTCTTATATTAGTGTCCTTTAAATCGTATTCCACGCGACTTATTTCTGGCTCAGGTTGCTCCATAGCTATTTTAATATCTGCTTGTAATTTTGCATACATAGAGACCATACTAACAACAAAACATATTATTAAAATTAATGTCCTTATGTCTAGCGTTAAATTTGTACTTTCTCCGATTTTAAAACTTTTTTCTTTTGTCATTTTATTATATAATTTAAACCTGTTTTTATTGTATAATTTTGTCTATCAAAGTAACTTAAATAAACGGCCTCCAAATAAAAAGCCATGTTATCAGTTATATCCTTTTGTATAAGAGCTCCCATTTCATAATCTACTCCCTCATCATATCCATAATCTGTAATAGGTTTATTAAATGGGATTACATTACACCAGAATAACGTATGATAGGTGTCGTTGTATTTATACCAGTTAAGTCCTAAAATTGCGGATAGTGTTTGCTGTATTCCTAATAATTCTATTTGCTCTCTATTATAGGAGTTTATAATTCCAGAGTATTGATATTTAAAAAATTCGCTGGTTGTTTCAGCAATTACATTTCCATTATAAAACCATCTATAAAAAGACTGCTCCTCTCTATCTAAATGCTCATTATTATTTGCATCTATAAAATAATACTCTGAGTAATAACCTAATTCCTCAGCAATAGATATATAATTATCTGCTGTACTGAAATCTCTAGAGAATGGGTCTATCCCATAAGCTTTATGGAATCTATAAACACTCCCAAAAGTAAATCTAAATCCTTTAAATTCTACTTTTAATCTTAAATCTATCAAATCATATTTTAAATCTATCCCCGCTAAATTTGTAGATTGTAATTTGAGCTGGTAAAAATTACCTAAATATCTTACCCAATAATCTGAATTTTTAAAGGTCAATCCCCTATCCCTTAACCTTTCATAATTAAAATTATATTCTAATCCATTGAGTAAACTTGACCTAAACATCCCCCATTTTGTCTCTAGTCCATCTACATAATTTTTACCTCGGTGCTCAAAATTTAGTCTAGCAAGCCTCCTAAAGCCATAGCTAATCCTATAATTATATTTATTGTCTATGCTGGTCTCAGTTAATATATTATTTTGTATAGTATAAGTATTAGCCTCATTTAAGGAATTATTTAAACCTATCCCAGCATAAAATGTTCCATACTTAAATAAACCTAATTGGGCCATAGATTTACTGCTAATTAATAGCAATACAAATACTATAAATATCTTTAATTTTTTCATAATTAACTTACTTTCACAGTGCCTCTACTATTCCATAATTTTCCAGCGCTCCTAGGGTCTGCTGTTGGTAAACTACCTCCTCCAGCATCTACTAATAACTCACTGCTAACTATGTATCTTCTCAATTCATCAATATCGTCCTGCATTAATTTTATTTGATATACTAATGCAGCTATATGAGGATTATCCTCTGGGACTTCACTAATGAAATCTATCCCTCCATCATCAAAAGTATTTTTTAAATTAGACAAATCTGTCCCTGTTTTATTATGTATTGTTGTTGATTTTTTACTATCTAATGCCATATTTATACTATTTTTATATATCCTCTACCATACAACCTCACGGCCGCATCTGTTGTACTTCTACACAAAACTGCAACTCCCTGTCCTGCAGTTAAATTATTAGTCCCAGTAATATCAAAAGTTTTAACATAATTTGTATTTAGTGTGTAAGTACCATCATTATCTGTATGAGTCATTTGTGATAAAGTTACATTTGAGGTTGAATTATTTAATAATGGGACTTTACATATTTGAAACTCTAAGTCCGCTGTTTTATTAGAATAAAATGCAATTGTAATACTTGTAACAACACAATTTTGCGTCGCTATATATTCACAGGACCTCAATGCAGTGCTATCAGTTTCAGAGCCAACGGATGTCCCTAAACTCAAATTATATGCAGAGCTAGAATACCAATTATTTAAACTCGCTAAATACCAGATATAGGCCGTACTCCCAGACCCTATAGGAGCCGTTGCTGTATGTTTGGTCTGGATATCTTGTTTTTTTACAATAAAGCTACCAGATGGAAAATTATCCTCTCCCTTTTGAAAATTAGTGGATGGGATTCTAATAGCTGTAGTGGTCGCAGTCACGTCTCTATCACATATTAATAATTTTGATTTAAACGTAATTGGATGATATATATAAAAATAATCTCCAGCAATTAGTTTATAACTTGGAATCCCTGTCACGTGGATATCTATTCCAGTTACTGCTCCTGTTGTATTAATAGGCTCTGTTGTTCTGGCTATTGAGTTACTAAGTAAAAAGATATAAAAGGGATTTGATTGCCCCGCTCCCTGTGCTACATCATTTTGTACTGGGAAAGCTGTAGGAGTTGTACCAGTTCCGGCCGGTGGCATGGCCGTCATTGGATTCATATACCTTTGTTTTTTATATGTAACAGAGTTTATCCTACCAACATCACTAATACTTTTAGATGGCATCCCAGATGATTGAGTAGATGGATGCTTTTTAAACTTTTTTTGTATGTTTATTTTTTTACTATACTTAACCATTGCTGCTATACGATTTATCGGTTAAAGCATTTTTGCTATAAGTGACACAATCCTCTACTACTATTTTCCATGCTCCAGTACCAGCTGTAAAAGTCCCTCCTGTAGGAATAAATGCTAAATTAGCGGATGCAGAGTTTTGATACCATTCGCCAGAGTTCCAATACAATAGATTAGCAAATCCAAATCTAGATAAATTAAAATTAGTATTTCTATCTACTATATTTAACTCTAGTTTTTGTTTTAATAAGTATCTATGTGCTAGACCCTGCTTAGCTCTTTTAATATGTAGTTTCATATCCTCATCTGCAGCCTGATGTATGGTCCTCCAGTCTTGAGTAGTTGGACCAGTAACAGCGCTCCCAGTATCATCTGCAGCTGTATGGATTCTAAATTGTGCCAAATAATCTCCTCCAAAACCCTCAGCTGTATCTACTTCTGGATATGGATTAAATTGTGGCTCATCTCCTATAATTATCTCTGGAGATTGTACGTCCTCATCACTGCATGTCCCATTTCCATTCTCCCACCATGCTATAGTATGATTAAAACTATCCGCTCCAGCCCATGCTCCCATTATATATACTCTTACATCTGAATAACTATACATAAAATGCACTCCTCTATCATGACAATCTAACTCTCTATTTATAGTCCAGTCCTTACAACATACATAATGCTTATTGCCTCCATTCTCTACTACTCTATCCCTCTCTAGCGCAGTATATAGATTTACTTCTGCTATTCTATTCCATCCATAATCTGCAGTATTAGATTCTCTATTCATTGGAATTTTGCCAGATACTATTTGAAATGTAGTAGTATTTTGTAATAAACCATTTGCGTAATAAGCGTCCCATAGTATTCCATCCCATGTATTAGATACATTAGTAACAGCTACAGAGTGCTCATTATAAACAGGAGCAAACCATGTATATGGATTGTCGTCTGGGTCTGTATCAGAGGTGTCAGTTACATACCACATCATTTGACTCGCAGCATCTTGTCCCCATAATGCTATATCATTATTATCTACAAATACAGTGCTAGGCCATGTAGCACCATAATTATACTTTAATCCTGCTCCTCCCGCTGTAGTCTCCATATCATATCCAGCATGATTATTAGAGTATGCGTTGGTCTCAGCACCTCCCAGCCATGAAACACTACCAAACAAAAATGCAAATCTAGCATCTCCCATCCAAAAATTTTGAGTTAAGGAGGCTCCTCCTCCAGTATCTACAGCCTCTGCTAGTGTTCTAATCATTAGACCCATTCTCGGAAAATGCCATCCCACGTCAACAGCTGTATACCAGTTTGTTGTACCAAATTGAAAATTATTTGCTGTCCAATACTCATGGCCACTATCATATCCTAATCCATTAGCAGTAACAGAATCTATTACGTCTGTTGTAACATTCCCTGTTATCATGACCCTTTGCTGTGATACTTTATTGGCATTTAAAGTATATCCTATTGGAGACGCATCCTCTGTGCCGCTTAAATCTATAGATACGCTCTCGGTTGTTATTTGATTAGTTGTTCCATTTTCTACAGATGTACTACTAAAGGACACAGGTCCTAATACTAGATTGCTGAAAATACTATGTTCGTATATAGATTTATACGATAATAAAGGAGGCATAAACATCTCTAAACTTCCAGAGGCTCTAGCTGATACATTTAATATAGATTGATTAAATGCATTATCATAAGCTAAAGCTACATCGGTAGTAGTAACTTTACTATGATAAAAAATTAATTGAGTTGCATCGTAATTATCATTATTATTATTTCCATGATTTACTAAAGGAGATTGGATAAACCACATTGGATTGGTGTCAATTCCAGAGACTTGATAATCCATCTGAGTAAAAAATATCCTTAATTGAAAAGCTGCCAGCACCTGCTCTAATACCTTATAATAGGACCACCATTCTCCATCATCATCCTTAAAACAGATTGCATTAACCTTAGTCAAAGCCAGAGGGTCCCGATTTACATTCTCTCTCCATGTAGCATCCCATGAACTGCCTCCCAGCATTCCCTCATTATAATAAAATGGAGTATGACCTATATATGCAGTAGTATCATTATAATATGAAGCAATCAAAGTCAATGGAGATAAACATAATTTTATCAAATTCATCATACTCCTACTACCTCCATAAGCGTCATGGTCATAAGGTATATATTTTAATCTAGTAAGTCCATCTGTAGCCTTTATATTAATAATTCTATTTGGTGATGTGTCTTGTAAGCTCACTAAATCTCCTAATAAATAACCTACCCACCATAGACGATAAGCCCCACTATAATAATTATAAATAGCCACAGAGAAATCATTTTCATTTCCAGTCGCCACAGCTTGTAAATCCGCAATAATTCCCTCTAGCGCTACACTCTCCAAAACCATATTAAAATCTACGGAGGTTGTTTTTATAGGAGCTAGCATATCATCATCTCCTCCATCCATGTTCAATGTAAATCCATTGCCGGTACATTTAAACTCCGTAGCAGCCCCTCCATAACTAGCAGAATCTATATTGATTTTCCATTTCTGTTCATTTCCAGAAGCGTCTACATTTTCACTATAAAACTCGCATGTATATTTGGTCGCCATATTTTAAAAATTAGTAATAGAGCCTCCTACTCTATCCTGTGATATTAGACTACGTTGGTTACTTAGTAATATATTAGAGCCAGAGATAGCTCCATGTAAACGGCCTCCTCCCATACCTCCTATCATGTTTTGTAATTTGTCTAATGGTGCTATTACTTCTGGATTTGATATAGAGGTCCCCCTGCCCTCTCCTACCATTACAGGAGTTGGACCTGTTGCCAGGCCTCCATCTTTCATACCAAATAAAGCTCCAAACAATCCTCCTCCTCCTCCTCCTCCCATAGGTACAGCTCCTAAACCTAAAGCGCTCATTAAAGCCTTAAATACTACCATTTTAATAAGTAATTGCGCTAATTGCTTTACCATGTCTACGACAAAGTTTTTAAAGTTCTCAGCTAAATTTCCTCCCTCGGTAATTGTAGTTGCTACCATATCCGCAAAAGAATTTGCATAGTCTAAAGTAAAATTTTTCAAACTTTCCCGCATAGATTCAAAAGTGCTTGCAAACTTTTCTTTTACCTCATCACTCCATTGAAATATAGGCTCTTTTGTTTTTTCTCCAAATGTTTCCTGTATGTCTCCTGTTATATCTATAGTCTCTATTTCTGATGGGTCTAAAGGTTGGTAATCATCATCCTCCTCTGGGTCTGGTAAAACCCCTCCTCCAGAAAATAAAGCATTTGATAAGGCATCCTGTAATTTACCCGCCCCACTTTTAACTCCATCAATTATACTATTAACCCATTCTTTTCCTTTCTCCACTCCCTTATCTATATCCTCCTTTGTAATTGGCTCTAATTTTCTCTGTTGTACATTCTCTACGGCCTTATCCCATTTTTTTTGCACTCCATCACTAAACTCATCAAAATTTCCAGAGATGTCATTTAACAGCTCATCTATGGCCAAATTCCGTGCATCCTTATCAAATAAATTTAATAATACTTTTCCTACACCCTTAAATCCAGCTACTAAATTAGTAAATAATAATTTTCCCCTTTCCCAAATATATCCAAATGCAAATCCAATCCCCTCAACAGCAATTCTTACAAAAGTCATTTCATTATACCATTTTATAACTGAGTTTACAACCTTTACAATTGGCTCCTTTAAATTATCAAAATGTTTAATCATCCCCGCCAATATCACTCCCAGTCCTAAAAACACATAAGTAAAGGGATTAAATAAAGCCATAAATAAAGCAGATGCTTTTGATACTATACCTAGAGTCCTTACAAATCCTATTAAGGTTGCAAAGGCTGTAGATAATGCTCCTATAATAGAAAGGGCTGGACCTAGTAAAGCTATTGCAGCTGCCGTTTTTATAAATCCCTTTTGAGCGTCTGTACTCATATTAGAGAATTTAGTCGCTAGCTCAGATATTTTTCCTGCAATTTTTGTAGCTATTGGCATGATAGCAGTTCCTAATTCAACTCCTGCAGTTTTTAAATCCGATAGAGCTTGTTGAAATTTGAAGGCAGATGTTTGGGAGGTTACTTCAAATGAATCATTTACAAATCCCTGCGACTTATGCATCTCATCCAGTATATTAGTATAGGATTCTGTTTGCGTTCCTAATACTCCTAATACTCCCTTTAAAGCCTGTGACTTACTAAAAAACTCAGATAAATCTATATTATTCTCCTTAAATCTATCATTAAGCATAAACAAAGTTTTTTGCAGTCCTTGTTCGCCTAATGATTTTCTAACTTGTTCAGTAGTTAATCCAACATCCTCCAGAGCTTTCGTTTGTTTTGGAGTTATTTTAGCAAATGCCATCATTACTCCAGATAGACCAGTAGTCGCAGCGTTCGCATCTCCTGTTGTTCTAGTATATGTGGAAATCATAGCACCCAGCTCCTCCATAGATATTCCTAGATTTGATGCTAGTCCTAATTGAGTCCCTAATACATTTGCTAACTCTCCAGCCTCAAACATACCTGTACGGACCATTTGCCCAAATATATCCAATGCATCTGATGATGATAAAACATCCTCGCCGTAGGCATTTTGTGCTGCTGCTGCCACTTTTGCTAAGTCTGTTTGTTCCCCTAATCCAATAGCAACACCCTTAGACACAGACTCTAATGCTCTCATAGCACTTTCTGAATCTAAGCCCGCAGATGTTAAAAAGTATAAGCCGTCTGCTAAGTCCTTTGGACTCTGTGCTGTTTGGCCGGATAATTCTTTTACTGATTCTTTTAGTTTTTCAACTTCACCAACTGGCAATCCTACAAGCGTCTGGATTTTTGTCATTGACGACTCAAAATCGGATGCTAATTTTATTGCACCACCACCAACAGCAATCATTGGCATGGTGATTGATGATGTCATTTTGGAGCCAATGTTTGACATGGTTTTTCCAAATCTATTGAGCTTGGTCTGCATTTTTCGCAGGCCAGTTTCAAAGGCTTTTGAGTTGAGTTTTATATATACGGATAATGTTTTTACCGACTTTGCCATAAGTTATTTTTTGATATTTAGTGTTATTTGTAAAATCTCATTTAAGGTACCAAATTTCCCTTTTAAGACGTTTTTAGGTCTTTTAGGTATATTACCATTAAATTAAAAAGATAATGGATTTACCTCTGTTACGAATCACGCTTTTACAAACATCATACCAAACATTAATTTTTTAAATTTTTGTTCGCTTTTGCAATTAAATACTCAGTTTTTTTCTTGTCCGATTTCAGTTTTTTCACGTTGATTTTTTTCTCCCAATCAAACTCAATTAAGTCCTTTAATTTTATTTGGTCCTGCCTTTTTCTATCCTTATTAATCAACGCAGTTGTTTGAAATCTCACTCGCTCCCACTCTGCTTTTTGTAACTCAAAATCATGCTCTCGCCGGCCTTGCAATTTCATTTGAAATAGTCTAGGAGTATAATCCCAAAACTCATCTGGACTCATATTTAAATAACCTAAACCCAGCTCCAAAAGAATTTCAAAAGTTATAGGCTTCTCTATTTCTTCGCTTTCGCCGTCTTTTTTTTTTCTTCCTCTGGATTCATTTTAGCCATTTGCTCCGAAAAAATCTCCATTGCTTCATTAAATATATCCATCCCCTCATCATCAATCCAATCCGCAATATCATCAGACGTATAATTAAAATCATCTTTGGATTTTCTCGCTCCATGCTTTAATCCTACATAAATAAGATTAATCGCATTTATAAGAGATAAGTTTTCTCCTACTCTTGCTAGGTCCTGTAATCCTAGTCCAGACATTTCGCACCATTGAGAGAGAGCTGCGAATCCAAAATGTAATGGTCGCATTTCTCCCCCTATAGCAATTTTTTTAAGTTCACTCATAATATAAATTTTTCTCAAATGTAATAAGAAAAAAACTAATTATTGTTATGCACTCGCTGCAGTTAGCGCTCCTGTCCCAGCTATGGATAGACTGTACGTGGAAAATTCGCCCACGTTGGCATTTACACCAATTGATGTTATATAACCATATCCAGTATACTTTTTAGCTGAAGCTTGACCAGAGCCATCTCTAAACTGCACATAGATTTTTGTTCCCGCTTCTAGTGCAGCGATGCTAGTATCTCCACTAACAGTCTCGCCAGATGATGTAGTAAAAGCCTCACAGTCTAACGTCCATGATTTTACTCCGTTTATAAATTCTTTTCTCCCAGAGGAGTCTTTATTTGTTACGTCTATAGTTTCTTGATTTACAGATAGAGTTCCTGTTGTTGCACCCGCTACTGCTGTAGGAGATGTACTACCAGATAAATCTATACTCAAAACTATAGCACTTCCTGTAATTGTATTAACAGCCATTTTTATATATTTTTTTTAAATTAAACCTTATTTATGATGCAGCGTAGCTAAGCGCTCCTGTTCCAGTAATACTTACCGAATACGTCGCGCCATCTTCCGTCCCCCCAGTTGCTGAGAGACTCGTTATATATCCATATCCGCTATAATTATTACCCCCTGTAGTTCCTGTAAATTTTACGAATACTCTACGAGGATAATCTGCTATAATAGGAGATACTGTTCCTGCTGCAACACTAATCCCCATTGCTGGAAGTGCCATACTAGCAAAGTCTACAGCTCCATCCTCATTATAAAATACCTCGGCATCTACGCTCCACGTTCTACTCAATCCACAATACTCCTTTTTATCTAGAGATGATTTGTCGGTCACTTCTGGAGCATCTACTGTAAGAGTAAGAGTACATGATGTAGCCGCAGCAATTGCTGTAAGTACTGGAGTAGTACCATCAGCTGTATTAGTAGTATCATCTATACTTAGTACCATATTAGTACCATTAACCATTGTCGCCATTTTTTATTATTTTAAAAATTAATCACTTTTTTTTTTACTTTCTTTTTTTGTTGTTTTTTTAATGAGGTTAAATTCATCCTCTATTACTCCCTCATTTAAGAGATTCATATAACCATCTCTATCTACTGGTCCATAAAAATCTCCCTCCTTATGAGGGAATCTATCTTTTATCAATTTTACTTTATACATATCTTTAATTTAATGATTCGTATTTATTATATATATAATCTTTTATTTTCTTATATATTATATCTGTAGGCTGAAAGGGTGCTGTATCATCTCCTGTACTAGACTCTGGTACAAATAACAGCATCTCATAAACCAAAAATCCACTGCTAGAATCTTGGTCACTTCCTATACTTGCAAAGGTAAGAGAATTAGAATAAGTATCACTATTACCCGCAAAAGAATTATCCTTAATTATTTGCCCTGTTGTTAGTTTTGGATTGTAATTACTATTAAAATACTCAAACCATCCAGAGTTATTTTTAGTACCTCCTGTTTGCGCTTTATTTCCTCCTACTGATAATGCTAAAAAATGGATAGAAGCATCCCAGTAATTAGTGGAGTCTGTTGTAGCTTTTAGTGTAATAGTTCTACTGGAGTAAGTAGTCAAATCTCCGCAAGGATTAAATTGTATTTTAATATCTAGTCCCTGCTTTTCGTGATTAATAGACATATTTCCCTCCTCAGATGCAGAGACACTATTTCCAGATATATAATTTTGGCCCCCTGTTTTGTCTGGTTTATATACAAAAATTATTAAACCTCCATAGGCTAGAGATATTGGCTCATAGGCTGTGCCTGTAAATGTCCTAAAATTTTTAGTAGTACTAAACTCACAATATGCCGGAGTTCCACTATTCCATGTAGGTTTATCCGCATCCTCACATCTTAAATATGGATGATACTCTATTATATTATCAGTAGGAGTTCTTTGAGCATAATAATTTCCTATTTTATTATACAAAAATTGTACTAGAGATGAGTCTGCAATTGAGGTCCTTTGCACACTAGATATACCAGAAAAAAGTAGAGCAGAGGTGCCTACACTTTTAACCTGTGTAAAGTCTAATGATAAAATTAAAGGATTTGTAATGCTGCTAATAGTAGTCGCTGTATCAGCTTTGCCCTTACTATAAGAAAACTGGTCTAAATTCCAATAAAAATACACGTCATAATCTATGGCCTTTGTATATAAAAATAGCTCATCGTAATACTCATCTTTCTCATCAGAAAAAAATATATTTGATATGTCTATATTTTCTATTAAACTATGATTATTCCCATATTCGTCTTGATAACCTTGCACAACGTCTAATCCTATAGACGTAAAATCTCTATAATTATCTAATACATTTTTTATCTCATCAGATATTTTAGAGGTGGTTTTATAACTCTTAGAAACAACTTGAATGCTAAGCTCACATTTAATAAGATTAGGTGTCTTATCTTTTGAGATTTGTAAATCTATCATTTGATGATACAATACAGCTGGATATGATGATGCATCCGATAGAGAATACTTTGCATTTTGAGGCAATATAATTGGATATATCCCCCCTGTTGCTAAATCAGATATTTGACTTTTTAAGATTGTATGTATAGCTTTCCCAATCATTTAATGCGGCTTATATGTATTTGATAATTTATGTTTCTCTAAAATGTTATTTTTTATCTCATTATATTCTGCACTACCAAAAGGAATTTTTTTAGGTACTAATACTAAATCATAAATATGCAATTCATCATTTAAATTTATAGTCCCCGCTCCATTAGTGTCATAACTTGTTCTATTACTATGTATAGTCCCAAAATTCATAAAATACTCGTTCCATGTAGTTGAGGCTGTAGCTTGAAATGTGTTAAATCGCTGACCATCTGAAGCCCAATTTTTAGTCCTGTATGATGATGTGACTAAATCAGTATACCCCTCTAATTTTGTTGTAGATGTTCTGCTGATACTAAATGCAAAAAAAACAGGCTCCGCAAATCTTAAATCTGGATTAGTACCAGTTGAGGATTGTACTGTAAGTAAGGTCCCAGACTTTTCGCTCTCCCCTCCAGCTCCATCATCCTCCTTTGCTGTAAAGAAAAAAGTATAAAATATATCACTTCCTACAATAGCACTTTTTACTCCTATCCCTCCAGCCGGCAAAGATGTTGCCGAATCTTTAAATAAAATAGATGCCCCTTTATCAGCAACATGAGAGTCTGGCAATGTGATTACACAAAAAAAAGTAAGTTCCTTATATGTTCTATTAAATCCTAGAGATGAATTTACTGGAGTTAAAAACTTACTAGACCCAAACTCTAAATAGTTTAATTTATTGAATTTAGGTGGATTTAAAGAGCTTTCTTTTAAAATAGGTCTATTTGTATTACTTGTGCCTGTAGCGTCATTAAAAACGGCGTATTCATTATTTAAACTCAATGTGGCCGTTGAATACTCTACATTGTCACTATCACTATAAACACAGGGACTCCAGATATAATTGACTCCATCATTTATTGATATTGGTTGGTCATACAATGGATTGCCCCCAGAGCTAGTAGTAGCCATTAAATTTAAATCATCTAATTTTAAATAAAAATCTGCTCCCCAATTTGCAATATCATTGATGTAAGTTAATTTAAAATTAATAGTGTTTCTATAGTTTTCTAATACATCATCAAAACTCTCAAAAGAATTTTGAAAAAATAAATCTACAATTTGAAGGCCTGCAACGTATTGGATAGGACCAGTACAAGCGGGAGCGTAATTACCATAGCGCCCATGTGCTGGCGGTGTTCCTGTATACAATGGATTGCCATAACCTATAGAAGCTGAATCATTGCTATTATAAGAGTTTATATATCTATGTAAATTATTTATGATTAAATTAGATATTTTAGCCATTTGAGCATAACTATCCGCAATCACATCAACCTCTATATCAATACTATTTCCTAAAGCTCTAAGAGATTTTATATTTGATGGAGTTATATTTGTAATAGTATATACGATAGCTGGCAGTCCATAATTTTGAGGCAATACGTTTGGAAAAACATTATCTCCTACTATATCATAAACCTCCCTTTGTGGATTATTAGACTGGTCGCCATATCCTACCAATAAATATCGTATTGCTTGTCCTACCATTTTATCAACTTATTAGCTTCATTTAATATATTGTCTAGTACTTCTCTTCGCTTATTAAGTCTGGCCCTTTCTATAAAATGTAAAGATTGATGATTTCGCGTGGATTTTCCTCCCCTCACTTTATGAGGTTGTAATGCTAGATGAGCGTACCATCCATCATTTTTGGAGCTCGTTGCTCGCTTCCCATATCTCGGACCTACAAAAATCCCTTTTTTACCAGCAAAAATACCTACAGACCTTTTTAAATTTCCAGACTTATAACTCTCTCTCTCCTTACCATAATAATACCAGTTTTTTTTGCGCTTATTAGCATTATTTTTATATAGTGGAGTCAAATTTCGCATCTCCTTGCGTAATGGTTTGGCCGCTTTTCTTGCTATTTTTTTTGTGACCCTATCTCCAAATCTAGCACGGATAGTATCTAACGACCTTTTTATCTGCGTTAGTTGAGTTTTGTCTATAAGAAATATATTTCTGGTCATTAATCATTGTCTGTAAAATAACATCTTATTAAAATTCCCATTCCCCTCCCATTATATTCCATACTAGATATATTCCAATACTTATTAAGATATTTGATTGTAAAATGTTCCTCTGGAGATATGGTTGCACTATTGACCTCCAAATCATTATCCCACCTCACTAAAAAAGCAACCTTAGATTTTGCCACTATGGTATCATCCATTACTTTTTCATTTCCAGTCGCTGGGACTATCTGTGCCCAAATTGTTTTCAACAATGTCCTACTCTGTGATATTTCTCCATAGGCATTCTGTGTATTAGTATAAGAATAAACCTCAATAGGAGTATCTAATCTCCCAGCTTTTAGAAATTCTTTTTTCATTAGTACGTCTTTACTCTATATGGGTCTAAAATATACTCTGATGCTTTTGGTAGTCTGCTTATGGAATCCTCTCTAAGTTCATACATACGTCCCACAATCAATAAGATAGCTTGTTTAATAGCCTCTGGGACATCACTACCAGAAGAGCCGAAACCACATTTAAATTTTATCTCTATTGCATCTGCTCTATTATATAAATCTGGAGTATTAATTCCATTTTTTATTTCTATAAATCCCTTTTGATTTATAAATGTTCCAACTGAATAATTTGAGCTGGACCATGTTTGTTGCACATTATCACTATCGTAATACTTTAAATGTGTAATTTCTATCAATGGTGGATATGGTAATACTATCTGTGATAGTCCAGTATATTTAGAATAATAACCGCCGTAGGTACTTAAATTAGTAACTACATCTCTATACAAATAACCATCAAAAGAATTAGAGACGTACACATCGTCCCAGCTCTCCATTGTTAAAGTATATTGATGCTCTAGAAATTTTATATTTGTATAGTTTTGAGCGACCTCCATTCCAGCAGTAACAAGCGAAGCTATTAAAGTATCATCCGCTGAATGCGTCACTCTAAGAAATTCCTTTGCTGTTGATGTTGGAATCAATGTTGATGCTGTTGGAGCTGTTATTAAATTTAGTTTTACCATTGTTTTTTATATAAAAAAAAAGGGAGGGAAAAACCCCTCCCCTTTTATTAACTAATTAAATAAATAATTAAGCATTAGCAATCTTAACAAATGCTGTTGCATTGTCTACTGCATCTCCATCTACTAGAGACGTACAAACTAATGAGCCAACACCTTGTCTAGACTTAGTGTATGGGTCAAAAAGCACATCTAAGCCACCGAATTGGCAGATGTGTACTTTTGAAAAATCTCCTAGTAAATAATTAGTCCCAGTACCAGCGTCATATTGGCCACAATTAGAAGTAACAAATGCAAAATATCCTGCTAAAGTTCTATCCGCATTGTCCCAGATTGGAGAGACACTAGACACCTGCGCTAAAGTTTTTACCTCAGCTAAAGCACCACCATCTAAAATCCATGCCATTCTTGCTCCTAATAAATTCACGTTGTTATCAATTAAAGTTGCCTCCATGTTTAAAATCTCAGCAGCTGTAGGAGTAGCAGCACCTACAGATTGAGTAGTAGCATCTAAGAAAATTGAAGCTGGCGCGTTACTTACGTCCGCGTTTCCTTTCAATAAAGCAGCCTCTAATGTAGCAGCAATACTAGCAGCCATGTTTCTACGAATAGCAGCCTCTAGTCCAGCATTTTGAGTCAGTGCCTCAGCTGACATATCTACAACAGAAATTAATTTCTTTGGAGTTAATGTCAATGATGATGTACTACCAGATGCATCTGTATCAGCACCAGGGTCCTCAGTAGTCCAGCTGGATGTGATTCCACTTACAATCGGAAATTTTTGGTCATTAACACCAGAGTAAAAATTAGCTCCAGCAGATGCTAATACTAAATTAGCCTCTAGTTGGTCGGTAAATGACTGGACATCAGTACCAGCAGATGCAGCTGTAGTAACAGCAGCTCTATGTTCTAGTACAGATGATGGAATAGCTATCCCTCTAAACATTTGATTGGGATGCATCATTCGTGCCTCTTGGTCCATTTCCTTAACTAATCCTGTTAAATTTCCAGATACTGATTGTTTCATAGCGTCTTGAAATGAATAGTCTCTAAGTTCTTTAACTTGTTTGGTTGGTTTAGATGCTGAAATGTTAGCGGCAATAGACTTATTCAATTCCTCTTGTCTTTCAGCAATTGTTATTTTTTTGTCTATAGATTCAATTTCAGTATTAAAACCATCCCACTCTTTTTGCTCATCCTCTGTGATATCTCTATCCTCAGATTTAGCAAGATTGATGATAGCCTCCATATTTTCAACAATAGAAGCTCTTTCGTCTTTTAATTTAAATGAGTTCATTTTAATCTTGATTTTTTAATTTTAATAATTCTATTTTTTTTTCTAATAAATTCCTTTTTATTAGGTCCTTTTCCTCTTGTTTGTTTTGTTCTTTTTCTAGTTCTGTTTTATATTTTAAAAAACTACGTTCTGCAATGGTCGCCTCTGGATAAGCCGGATAGGTTACTAAACTCACGTCTAATAATCTAGATACTTTTTTAATTGTTCTAATAGTATTGCCCTCCTCATCTTGCGTCCAATCATCCTCCTCTACTATAAATCCAAAACTATTCTGCGTTATATCTCCCCTATCTAGAGATACCATTAAATCATTTCCATAGGATGTATTAGGGATATTTACAGAGTACCTTAATCCCTTTTCATCTACAGATAGAGATAGTGTTCCTGCTGTAGTTCGCCCCAAAATATAATTTGAGTCATGATTAAATAAACAGCGAGTATCATTTTCTAATACATCATCAAAAGCTCTCTCATCTATTCTCTCTCTGAATCCGCCCAGATTTTCAGATAGTGAATTAAATACACTACCATAACCTACTACCTCTCTAGATTCAGCATTCTCTATTCTTAACTCTGAGGCTTCAAAATTTCTAACCTCTATATTTTCTGGTTTATTCTTTTTCATTGTTATTATTATTTTCGCCTAATTGGCCTAGGTTAAGTGGGACAAAAAATTCGTCCCCATTTTCTATTTTATTTAAATCCTCCATAGTTCTTATTTCGTTTGGAGATAGTGCCCCTATTTCAAATAATTTCCTATAGTAATCTGCTCTACTATCAGCGTCCCCTCTCAATAGTTCTTTTGTTTGGAATTTAAAAAAGTGAGTAGATAATTCTCTATCCGCTAATAATTTCCTGTTCAATTCCTGCTCCCAGTTTACTAAATATGGAGTAAGAGAATACTTTGCAAATTCTAGAGACTGCTGTTCTATATTATTAAATGATGATTTTGATAAATCATTTATGAGATGATTTGGGACACGGAAAATTCTAGCAATTTCCTCCACACTAAATCTCCTAGTCTCAATGAACTGAGCGTCTGCTAATGGCATTCCTATTGGTTTGAATTTCACACCCTCCTCCAAAATTGCCGTTTGGTGGCTATTGTGAATCCCAGAAAACCGATTATTCCATGAATCTCGCAGTCTGTTTGCAGCATCATCTGAGAGTCTAGATGGGTGCTCTAATATCCCAGATAGATTTGCACCACGTCCAAAAAAATTAGCTCCAAATTCCTGCGACGCGCTTGCAATTCCTAATGCCTCAGAAGCTACTCTAATTGGAGACTTACCTACTATTCCATCATAACTAAATCCTACAATATGTAGGACCTCCTTATCCGATAACACGCCCGAATCCTTAACAGTATAGTAAATCAATCCATCCTCATCCGATTTAAACGGCTGTACATTTTCTGGATTTAATATCTCTAATTCAAAAGGTCGTGCGGCTCCATTTCTTTTGATTC